AATAGCGCAGGGTTAGATGGATCACTGGCCACGCCGTTACCATAAGGCTGAATATTAAAATTGAGATCATAGTTTGGTACTAAATCTAGTGAGCGTTCTGGCACAAGCGGCCTAAGATACTGACCGACCCTGTACGACACGTTAACCCAATCTGTATAATCTGACGGCATATCTATCGCATGGTTATCATTCATTGGAAGAACCTTGTACCTAACCGTCTGAATTGCTATATCCAATGATAGTTCGCGTAACCCATCTTTTGCTGGCACGAGGAAATCCATATAGAAGTGAATAGGTAATCCTCGCTTCAACAAAATGTTTTTTACAATATGGTCAAGATTTGTGACAGTCATTCTTTAGGTGTTGAATAGTTGCTTACTAAACTTGGTTGTGGCTGCGGAACTTGGTTTTGGGCAAAAAACCTAACGGTATCTTCAATTATTTGCGTTTCATAATCTGGGGGAATCGGCAATGTGTCTGTTTCTGAATATTGGCTAATATTAAACACTACCAACTTCATGTCAACTGTATTTATCTTCAATGTTAGCAAGTCTTTGGAGAAAGTTACAGTTAACCCGCTTGGCTCGTAAGATACTTGCCCAAATAAGTCATTAAGTAAAATATCGGCTTCAAGCAAATAGCCTTGCCCATATTGAAGTGGAATCATTGGTTGGCCTAAAATTTTTTCACCGTTTTTTATAAATACTGGCCTAATTTCAAGTATGCCCATATTTCTTGGAAGCGATACCGGCATAGTAGGTAATGTCGCCTTCGATCTCGCTTTATTGGCGGTAGATGTTGTCAAAACCGGAATATCTTCATAGGTAGCTACCATCAAATTATCTGGTATCATTTCACCATTAGGAAGATTAACCGAAAATTGCTGAGTCTTTAAAATGATATTTGTCCGTTGCTCTATTTGCTTATACACGTCCTCCCTCATTACTTGATCGGCAACGTCTGGCCATCCAGCCGACAAATAATACAACACTTGCTCCGCCATTATTCTTTTTGTGCTCATGTTGTTGTTTCTTGATTTAGTTGTTCAGCAAATGCCGAAATTTTATCCTCATCCATGTTGACGCCAAAATATTTCAACGCCCACGAAATGATTGTATCAATATAAGCATCGCTCCATTCAAGTTGTGTACTAGCCCCTGCATTATAATTTATCGTTCTATTATCTGGCCCTGATTGAGTAAAAACAAAAACTGGTGTTGCTGGCCTACGGAGGTAATTATAAAATCCATTTATAACTCCCGGCGGTATCAATTGCGAATTTGTATAAAGAACAAATCCGCCGCTTGTGTCCGTTGCTATTGGTGCTGTTATTGAAACAGCCCGCAGTTGGCCTGTTATTGCATCTGGAAATTCATCCGATTCTACAAATCTTACCCTTGTTATTGTTGAGCCGTAAACGGTATAAACGCCAGCTAAAAGATGAAGATAATCTGCGGGATATGTAACATTGCCGGCGGTATCTGAAGCAAACGCAATTTGAACCTTGAACGGTTTTAGGGCATCGTGAACCGTTTGATTAATCCCATAAACCCTAAAATAGACACCGAAAGCATCCATTTGGCCGGCATCTAAGCCATCCATCATTTGCGGATAGGTAAGATAGACGCCTCGTTCTTTCCTTACTATTTCGCGTATTAAATCGGTTATATTGAGTAAGTTTCTGGCCATTAGTTTTTATGCCATTTGCCAAGAACCAAATCTTCGCGGATAAGAAAATATTGTTTACCCCAGAACTCGTATTTTTCAACTTTGTTAGGGTCGAAGGAAATTATTTCGTCTTTCTTGAATGTTTTGTTTGGGTCTGATAGAACTCTTGCCCTATCGATATATCTTACTTTTACTGATGAATGGTGGCGGATATTTTGGAGAATACTTTCGGGGACATCTTCTTCAATTGGCTTGCAAATTATGCGGTTGCCAACGGCCACCAAGTGTCCCTTAACTCTTTTAGCGAATATGTCGCAAACGTTGCACTTCCAGTAATCTTTCCCGCCAAACGAAAATAGATTATTGAAAGTATAAACGTCTGTTTTGTCAAACGGGAATTGTGACATCCAGCGCTCCACTTCGCTTTGTGTCCCCTGAACTCCAGAAATAATATCGTGGAATTTATTAAGGTGAAAACCAACCCAAACCAAGTCTGCTAATCCCTTTCTTGATGGCAATGCATACACCCGAACCCATTCACTACGTCCATTTACAAATTCTCTGTAATGGTCGCTTCCTTCGGTGGTGGCCATGAATCTTGCGCCATCACCCTTAAATTCAAAATCGGCAACAGTTCTATAACTTATTGCGACTTCATCACCTACATTTATTTTGCTAAGGATTTCGCGCTCTTTTGCGCCTGATTTAACGGGAAGATATTCTATTGTGGCTGTTACTGATGCCTGCCATTCTTTGCGGAAACTAGGGTCAATGTAAAATTTAAGCCCCGAATCAGTTATTAATTCATCTTGGAGGGCTTTATCGATGGTTAATAAGACCTGAGAGATCGGGGCTTGATCCAAATTGTAAAAGTTTAGAATGCCCCAAAATTAAAGAAAATTAATTAATTGTCAAGTTTTTCGTCACCGATTATCATAAGTACGTCAGATTCTGAAATTAGCTTCATTTCAATGCCATCTAAGGTTATGGATATGCCGCTATTTGACCCGAATAAAACCACCTCTCCCTCATGGAGAACGGTTTGGATAAACACGCCGGTGTCCCTTGCGTGAAATCCTGGCCCTACCGCCCTAACCGTTCCCTCGCTTACATCCTTGCGTATTGTGTCTGGGATATACAAACCGCCATCGGTCTGTTGGTCTCTTTTGACTATTGGCTCAATCAATACCTTTTCGTAAAGCGGTTCGTACTTAGTGAATTTATTTTGCATCTTCTTCTTTTTGTCTCATTTTTTGTTTAGCAATTATTACTAGGTTAAGGGCTTCTTTATATCTCCCACGTACCTTATTTTCTCTATGCATTTCAAGAAGTGAATTTATGCCAAGTTGGTTGTACTCGTGCATCTTAGCGGCAAATATTTCATTTATATTCTTTTTGTCGCTATGGGATGTTGGTTTGGTTTTACCCCTCTTTGTCCTTACTCTGGATTTGGGCATTTTTAAGTTCCCCTTGTGCCGTACTCGGCAAGTTTAACAACTTTTTTTTCTTTTGGCTCCCACCAATCGCTACAAAATGAATTTGGTTCACCATCAATTTCCCCGCTCCCATCATTCCATTTCCTATAATATTCATTTTCACAATCATCACCATCCCAAAACTTACAATTAGCGCAGCAACTACCGCCTTTAGCTACTTTCATTGCTGGCTTGTGATTGTATGGATAAGTTGGTTTGTTCATTTCTTAAAATTTTCAATAATTATACAACCGCCATAATAAACGGTTCTAATTAATCTTGGCAATAAATACAAAGATGCGCCCAATACCAAAAGTGGAAGTATCATTGTTTTTGTTTTTTGAGTTTTTCCTCTGCCGCAACTGTAAAAAATCCACAAACAGACTGACCTGTTTTTATAATTATTTTCTTTACCTTTTTTAAGGTCTCTTTTTCGACACGTACTTGCTGTGTTTCTCCTTTCATGTGACAAACGTAAACTTTTTTTTGGAAGTAACAAAACTTTTTTATTACCTTTAACAAGTGAATGATTTTCTAAAACAGAGGCAGCAATATATCCTCGATGGGCGTCCGCTTCCTGATAAGAAACAAAAACAGGGTTTAAGGAAGGTTGGATTGCGGAAGGCCGCTAAACTTGCAGAACAAAATCAATCCACCGATAGTAAGCTAGATACATGGTTTGAAGAAAGGCGATTGGAAATGACAGGAAAATGCCAACTTTGCGGTGGTAAAACGGAGGCTAAAAATGATGAAACTTACAGACGATCTATACACCATTTGTTGGATAAAAGGCGGGGTGCCTATCCGAGTGTGTGTCTCCATCCTAGAAACTTTCTCGAATTGTGTTTCTGGGGGAACAGTTGCCACAGCAATGTCACCAATGGGACTATTTCATGGGAGCTACTCAGAGATTCACATGAGTGGGGATTGGTCATTCTCCCAAAATTGAGGGAACTTGCGCCATTATTAACTAGGGAAGAATACGCTAGGTTGCCACAAATAATAGTAAATGATATTAAATGTGGATAACTTTATGGAGAAAAATTTGGATTTGGGGATAAATAAGTTGTAATATTGTTGAGTCGATTTAGATTAATTATGAAAATATTTAGTAAGTTTACGGAACTTTTTGGTCGCTTCCTCGGCCAAGTTTGCATAGAAGTTAGTTAATCAGATCGACGCACCAGTTGGGTTCCCCCGACTGGTTTTTTGTTTTATACAAGTCATCGTCAATGGAAGCCTTATTAGGATGCCCAGACAAAGGATAGATTCCGATAACCATTGATTGATGTGTACGCTATGAAATTGGAGCCAATGCGAGAACCGAATGTAAAGGTGAATGGCTTTCTATTACCTTAAATGATATGTATGGATGTGAAACATTATCCTGTATCAGCCCAAACGAGTGGGGCTTGGCTCCCTTCAGAAATTGTAAGTGGTGGTGTTTCTGTGAACTTCCTTATGGGGGTTGGGGGTTTACAGAAACATTACTTACCACCCACGAATGAGGTCTTTTCCGCTTAGAAATTGTAAAATTCGATACAAAATGAATAAAAAAGAATTTACAAATCCGTTTTCAGATGCTTTTATACAATATTGGGACATTTGGAAACAATTTAAAAAGGAAGAATTTAATTTTGAGTACAAGGGCGTCATTAGCCAGCAAATGGCAGTAAAACAACTCGTTGATTTGTCTGAGGGTGACGAAGAAAGAGCTATAAAAATTTTGTGCCAGAGCGTTAGGCGTCGCTGGCAAGGATTCTGGCCACTTCACGAAACAACTACCGGAAATGGAAAATCAAAATCTACAAAAGAAGGACAGCCAAATGGAGATAGCCTTGAAAATAGGGTCACAGATGAGTTTAACAAACGCTTTGGAGACCGGCAACAAAGCCCAAATGGCTCTAATCTTAAAGCAGTATAAGAATACCGATGGCTCTTTGAATTTTCCTGCGTTGTTTAATATCCCAAGTGGAGAACGTATTCCAGCTATCGCCTCAAAAGATTTTAGAAAGGCAGTAGCCCTAATTAGCGGGGCAATAACAATGGCTTTTAAAAGTCTACAATTAAAGAAGGGACTTAATGAGATTCAAATATTGGATATAGCAGAGGCGATAGTTGATACGTCTGTTGAGGATAACTTAGGAATAGAAGATTTAGTACTGTTTTTACAGGGGCTTGTTCGCGGCAAATACGGAACATCATTCGAAAATATAAATACACCAAAGTTCCTTGAATTGTTTGAGGAATACCGCCAAGAAAGGCATCACCAAATTATTGAAATAAGAGAAAATAGTCATTTACAATTCAAGGGAATGGGTGACGCCAACAGATCACAGCAGCCGGACCAACTTAGCGAACATTTTTCAAGACTTGGTGATGTACTTAACACAATGAAAACAAACCTTAGAGAGCTAAAACACGAAAATGATGTCCTGCGAAAAGCCGATAACTACTATGGTGACAAAAAAGACAAAGAAATGCCCTAAATGTGATGAATTTTTACCTGTATCTGAGTTTTATAAAAACAAATCACATAGCGATGGTCTTGATAACGTGTGTAAAAAACACAAGTTGGAACAAGGTAGAAAATACAGATCATTTGAAACTGAATCATGGCTAAAAATGTTTATAGGATGACTTACGAAGAATTTTTGGAAAACAAGAAACATTCAATCGGAGAATTTGGTGTAACACCGTCATGTATTCCAGATAAAATGTTTGATTTCCAAAAATATGTTTCAGGATATGCAATTAAAAAAGGTCGATGTGCTATATTTTTGGATACCGGATTAGGGAAAACGTATATTGAATTAGTAACCGCTACCAACTATATTAAGGCGACAAATAAACCAGTACTAATAATAACACCTCTCGCTGTGGGACAACAAACATTAGCCGAGGCCGGCAAATTTGGTATTGAGGATATTTCATACACAAAAGACGGTAAATATAAGACAAAAATAGTGGTTTGCAACTATGAGCGATTACACTATCTAGATTCAAATGATTTTGATTGTGTCATTTTAGATGAAAGTTCAATACTTAAAAATTTTGATGGCGCAATTAAAAATGGAATAACCTCATTTCTTAAAAAAGTAAAGTATAGATACCTATTTACAGCCACTCCGTCCCCCAACGATTTTATCGAACTAGGCACTAGCAGCGAGGCGCTAGGGTACTTAGGATATACCGACATGTTAACACGCTTTTTTACAAATAATGAGGACACGATTAGTCCTATGAATATTGGTACTGAATGGGTTTTAAAAGGTCACGCTAAAGAAAACTTTTTTAAATGGGTGAGCGGATGGAGTATATCGATGAGAAAACCAAGTGATCTTGGCTTTGACGATAGTAAACATACGTTACCAGAACTTGTTGTTAACTACAATTCAGTCAAAAACGAAAAGCCACTTGTGGTTAACAACCAATTCCAATTATTCAATATCGTCGCAAGAACAAATGAGGAAATAAATGCCGAGCGAAAGGCCACTATTGAACAACGCTGCGAAAAAGCAGTCCAGCTAACAAGTTACCACGACACTTCTGTTTATTGGTGTAATTTAAATAACGAAGCTGATATGTTGGAGGATTTAGATGACTCCGCATACCAAATAAAAGGCGCAATGGATATTGATGAAAAAGAGGAAATTCTTTTATCGTTCTCGAAAGGCGAAATAAAGAAACTTATTACCAAGCCAAAGATGACTGCCTTCGGGCTTAATTGGCAACATTGTAATCATACTGTTTATTTCCCAACATTTAGTTACGAGCAATACTATCAAGCCATAAGGCGGTTTTGGAGGTTCGGGCAGAAAAGACTAGTGAATGTTGACTTGGTTTATTCGGATGGTCAGAAGCGGATTTTAGACAGTTTGTTAGCAAAGACAGAAAAGGCTAATGAATTGTTTTCTAAACTTAATTCGAATCTACATAAAAAATATGATATAAAAACAAAAGAGTTTAATAAAGAAATAAATCTTCCTGTATGGTAAAGGAACAATTAGTAACCGAACAATATGCTATTTATAACTCTGATTGTATGTATGTATTACCGACAATGGGTGCTGATAGTGTGGACTTATCAATTTATTCACCCCCGTTTGCAGGTTTGTACCATTACAGTTCACATGAAAATGATTTTAGTAACTGCGAAAATAGAAACCAGTTTTTGGAACAGTATGAGTTTTTAATAAAAGAAATGGCTAGGGTTACTAAACCAGGAAGAATAAACGCGGTTCACGTTACTGATGTGCATGACAACAATGGGTATTTATGGGACTTCCCGCATGAAGTTATTAAAATGCACGAAGCAAATGGGTTTTACTATTGTAATCGGATAACCATTTGGAAAGAACCATTAAAAGTTAGAATGAGGACAATGGTAAAGTCGCTAATGCACAAATTAATAGTTGAGGATGCAACACAATGCTTTCCTGCCATGCCAGATTATGTTTTGATATTTAAAAAGAAGGGAGAAAATAAAGTTCCGGTAATACACCCACTAGGGCTACAAGAATATTTCGGTGAAACTCCGTTTCTGCAAGATCATATTGAAACCTACGGGAAGTTCGAAGATTTGAAAAATAAATATGAAGGATGGTCGGATCCTAAAACAAATAAACTTTCTCATATAATTTGGCAGAGGTATGCTAGTTCTGTTTGGGACGACATAAGAATTGACAATGTATTAGAGTATAGAGAAAGTAAAGATGAGGACGACGAAAAACACGTGCACCCACTTCAGTTAGATGTTATAGATAGAATAGTAGAGTTATATTCAAATCCTAATGAGATTGTGTTAACGCCATTCATGGGAGTGGGGAGCGAAGTTTATTCTCCCGTATCTATGGGTCGCAGGGCTATTGGTATTGAATTAAAAGAGAGTTATTACAAACAGGCTGTAAGGAATCTAAACAATATTAATTCTAGGTTCAACAAGCAGCAATTATCATTATTATGATCCATGAAAAAGAAAACAACAAAGACAGCCAAAGTTTTCTTTATGAAAACAAACCAAAGTTAACAAATGAATGCGCTAAAGTACTAGAGCTACTTAATCGCGGCATTATACTTACGGTTAAAATAGCAATATCTGTTTACAACATTTCTTCTTTGCCAAGACGTGTAAAAGATTTAAGAGATAATTGGGATATAGAAAATATAAATGACGATTGGGTTTTTGTTGACGGGAAACGGGCATACAAAAGATGGTTCATTAATCATAAAACAGATGTATCTAAAGGAGAGCTTCAGGAATGGTTTTCTAAATACCAAGATGAACAACCAGAAACAAAATTTTATCAACCAAACTTATTTTAATTATGATAGTCGTTACGGATATTTGGCAAACAAGTCCATACGCTTTGGCGGGACTTAGTGAAAAGTGCGAAAAGGTTACATTACTGAGTAGGGATAAAAATCCTATTCATATAAGGCAATTGGTGTGCCATTGGTTTAATATTCCTGTTGAGGTTATTTGCAGTGACAAAAAGAGAAAAAATGGTGCTGGCAAAAGACATGGGAGTACCGAAGAAGTTGTAATTGTTAGGCAGGTTTGCATGATGCTTATGAGAAGGCATACACCATTATCTCTTTGTGCTATTGCTAAAATGTTCGGGGAGGCATCATTTGACCACACAACAGTATTACACTCTATTAAAGCAGTTAAAAACAGAATGGAGATTTACCCATTATTCAGGGATAAGGTTAGGAGTATAGAATTGGAAATTATTGAAGAAACCACATAATTTATTCCCCATGAAAATAGGCGTGGCTACCGAGCCATAACTGAGGTAGCAACAAAAGCCCCAATGAATTTATTTTAAAATTGTGAAAATAAAAATTAACGGTTCTTGGGAGTTTTTCAATACCATTCTTGGGGCTTTTTAAATTTTTACTTTTGAAATTATTTTACAATGACACTTCCACTTTCAGTAAACATCAGGACTAAACCACTACTTCATGTTCTTGCGTTTTTAATTGGAACCATGTTATTACTAAGGGCATGTTCAAACCAACCAAGATTTGATTTTAGAACTGGGGCGCGAATGCCGGTATTGATTAACGTGGTAGATACTACACATCTGCCAGTAATTAATAAGTATAGACTAGAGGGAAGTGATACGCTTTTTAATATGCTTATATTTACATTGCAGAATCCAAGGGATATAACACCAAACCAGTTAGACGGACTTTTAAAATGGATTTCATCATCAACTAAACCAGTAGATACAGCTCATAAAAAATAAAACATCTATGCAATCTAATCTATCCACTAAATTAAAGAATAGGAATAGGAAAATGACAATATCTTTTACTGATTATTGTCTTAACGCAATCAAAAAGAAGTATGATTTTACTTTTAAAATAACAAACGGTGTTGGCGTCTTTGTTGTTGATGGCAAAGAAT